TGGTAATAATATAATGAGTAAGATAGAAGTAAATACAGTCGAACCACAATGCGGGACTACCTTAACACTAGGTGGGTCTGGTGATACAGTAACTTTAGGAAGTGGTGCTAGTCAATCTGGTTTTGGTAGAACAGGGACCGTTGATTGGCAAACTGGATCTATTAAAACAGCGACTTTCACAGCAGCAAATGGTGAGGGTTATTTCGTAGATACCACTTCAGGTGCAATCACAGTTACACTTCCAGCTTCACCATCATCAGGTGATATAGTAGCAGTAGCAGATTATGCAGGAACAGCTGGAACTAATAGTATTTTTTTAGCAAGAAATGGTTCTAACTTTGAAGGAGCTGCTAATGATGGTGAAATTTCTGGAGATAGAAATACATTAACAGTAGTTTATGTTGATGCAACACAAGGTTGGGTACCTGTTAATGAAAATGTTGGTTCTTCAGAAAAAAATGTATTTATTTCAGCAACAGGTGGAACCGTTACAACTTGCGGAGATTTTAAAATTCATACATTCACAGGACCAGGTACTTTTTGTGTTTCAGCGGGTGCAGGTCCAGTAGCAAAAGTAGATTATGTAGTAGTAGCTGGAGGAGGTGGTGCTGGTGGTTCTACTAACCCTGGCGGAGGTGGAGCAGGAGGTGGAGCAGGAGGTTATAGAGAATCTCATTGTTCAACTACATCTGGTAGTTATGCAGCTAGTCCATTAGCAAGTTCAACTTCTTTACCTATTTCAGTAACAGGTTATCCAATTACAGTCGGCGGAGGTGGAACAGGAAAAGGACCAGGAGCTTATGTAAATGGATTTGGTTCAAATTCGATTTTTAGCACAATAACATCTGTAGGAGGTGGCGATGGTGGAATGAATAACAGTCCTGGAGAAGTTAGACCACCAACTACAATTTCAGATGGCTCAACATCAACAAGCACATATAATGGTGGACAAGGTGGATCTGGAGGTGGAGGTGGTTTTTTTAATCATTTAGGTGGTAAAGGAAATGAGCCTCCTGTAAGTCCATCACAAGGAAATAATGGTGGACAAGGTTCTGCAGGTCCACAATATTCTGGTGGTGGAGGAGGCGGTGCTGGAGCAGTTGGTTCTAATGCTTCTCCAGGTGCTGGAGGTAATGGAGGTGCAGGTGTAACATCATCTATAACATTATCACCAGTTGCTAGAGCTGGAGGAGGAGGTGGGGCTTCTTCTAGTAGTACAGATGGTTCAGGAGGATCAGGTGGTGGTGGATCAGGAACTTCGCCTGGTGGCACAGGAGGTGCAGGAACAGCTAACACTGGAGGAGGAGGTGGCGCTGGTGGATCACCAACAGATGCTACTGGTGGAGCAGGCGGATCAGGTATAGTTGTAATAAGGTATAAATATCAATAATTATGACAAGTACAATTAAAGTAAACAACATACAAAACCAATGCGGTGCTAACATCATTAATGAAAGCTCTAACACAATAACTTTAGGTGCAAGTGGCGATACCATTACTCTTGCATCAGGTGCATCGCAAACAGGTTTTGGTAGAACAGGAACTGTAGATTGGGTAACAACACCAAAGACTGCTACATTTACCGCAGTAAATGGTGAAGGATATTTTATAAATTCTGGAAGTGCTCTAACAGCAAATTTACCTGCTGGATCAGCAGGAGCTATTGTAGCTTTTTCTGATTATGCAAGAAATTTTGGAACATATAATTTTACAATAAGTCCAAATGGTTCAGAAAAAATTGGTGGTATAGCAACTGATGCAGTGTTAGCGAATGATGGTCAAGCTGCAACTTTTATATATGTAGATTCAACAAAAGGTTGGATTAATGTTCAAAACGTAGATGATTCAGTAGTAGGAGCACAATTTGTAGCAGCAACAGGAGGAAACACAACTGCAACCGTTGATACAAATTTTAAAGTTCATACATTTACAGGTCCAGGTACATTTTGTGTATCTTCTGCAGGAAATTCTGCAGGATCTAACAAAGTAGATTATTTAATAGTTGCCGGCGGTGGTGGCGGAGCTACTCAACACTCTGGTGGTGGAGGTGCAGGAGGTTTTAGAGGATCTTTTCCAAGCCCTAATGGTAACGCAGGTACAACACCAGTTTCAGTTCAAGGTTATCCAGTAACAGTTGGGGGTGGAGGAGCAAAAACTCCTACTGGCCCTAACGTAAATACAACAGCAACGCCAGGTGTTAATTCAACTTGGAATTCAATTACTTCAGCTGGTGGTGGTGGCGGTGGAGGCTACAATGGTTCAGGTCCTTTTGTTGCTGGTGCTAGTGGTGGATCAGGCGGCGGCGGTGCATCTGGGGCTCCAGGTGGCACAACTAGTGAACAAGGATCAGGAGGAGCAGGAAATACTCCTCCTCAATCTTCGCCCGCATCCCCCGTTCAAGGTCACGCTGGCGGATTTGGAACTGGTCACAATTATGGAGGCGGCGGTGGTGGCGGTGCTGCAGCAGTTGGAGCTAACGCTGGTACATCTCCAACAAATACTGCTGGTGCAGGAGGTGCTGGAAAACAAAACAATATTGATGGTAATAACTACTACTGGAGTGGTGGTGGCGGTGGTGGATCTCACGATTATTTAGGTGGAGCTGGTGGAATTGGCGGTGGTGGTGGCGGCGGTTCTTGTAGTGGTACTGCTGGAACCGGTGGAGGATCAGCAATTAATGCTGGAGGAAATGGTTCTAACACTAGTCCATCTTCAAATAAAACAGGTGGTAATGGTGGAGATAATTCTGGTGGTGGCGGAGCTGGTTCTGGTAATAATGGTTCTGATGCTGGAAACGGTGGATCAGGAATAGTAATATTAAGGTACAAATTTCAATAGGTAATATGAGTGAAATAAAAGTAAATAAAATTAGTCCAAGAACAGCGTGTGGTACAACTACATTAGGGGATAGTGGAGACACATTCACAATTCCTAGTGGTGTAACAATTACAAACAATGGAACACAGACAGGTTTTGGTAGAACAGGTGCAGTAGATTGGCAAACATCTAGTATTAAAACAAGCACATTTACAGCAGCAAGTGGCGAAGGATATTTTTGTAATACAACATCTGGTGGTTTTACAGTAAACCTACCTGCTGGATCAGCGGGTGCAATTGTAGCTCTTTCAGATTATACAAGAACTTTTAATACAAATAATTTAACAATTAGTCCAAATGGTTCTGAAAAAATAGGTGGTGTAGCGGATGATGCAATATTAAATGTTAATGGTCAGGCTATTACTTTAGTTTATGTGGATGGAACTGAAGGTTGGATTAATGTTCAAAATGCAGAGGACACAGAAACAGGATTAACTCCAGCTTTTGTTGCAGCTTCTGGTGGAAACACAACAGCCACTGTTTGTACAAATTTTAAAGTTCATACATTCACAGGACCAGGAACTTTCACTGTAAGTAATGCTGGTAATGCAGCAGGTTCTAACAAAATAGATTATTTAGTAGTCGCTGGTGGAGGTGGCGGAGCCACTCAACACTCTGGTGGAGGAGGTGCAGGAGGTTTTAGAGGATCTTTTCCAAGTCCTAATGGTAACGCAGGCACAGAAACAGTTACAGCACAAGCTTATCCAATTACAGTTGGTGGGGGTGGCGCTGGACAATCTGCTGCTCCTAGTGCAGGTGGGACAGCAACATCAGGTTCTAATTCTACTTGGAGTACAATCACTTCAAACGGTGGTGGTGGCGGTGGAGGTTATGATGGTGGTTGTGGAGTAGCTGGTGCTAGTGGTGGATCAGGCGGTGGTGGTGGATCTGCTAGTGGACCTGGGACTCAAGCTCCCCCAATAGCAGCAGGAGGGTCAGGAAATACTCCCGCTCAATCTTCACCCGCATCACCCGTTCAAGGTTTCGATGGTGGATCAGGAGCAGGTCACCAATCTGGAGGTGGTGGCGGAGGTGGTGCCGCAGCAGTTGGTGGAAATGGTGCTGGTGGAACTGGTGGAAACGCTGGTGCAGGAGGCGCTGGAAAACAAAATAATATTGATGGTAATAACTACTACTGGGGCGGTGGCGGTGGTGGTGGATCTCACGCTAACACTGGTGGAGCTGGTGGAATTGGTGGCGGAGGTGGAGGTGGATCTGTTCCTACTGATAGTGCTGGAGCTGGTGGTGGATCAGCAATTAATGCAGGTTCAGCTGCTTCAGGTCCTGGAAATGGTGGAGCTGGTGGAACTAACTCTGGTGGTGGAGGTGGTGCTAGTTTTTCTAATGGTACTAATGGTGCAACCGGCGGTTCAGGAATTGTAATAATAAGATATAAATTTCAGTAGTTGAATGGTAATTAAAATTAATATATAAGGAGAAACATTATGGCACATTTTGCAAAACTAGGAGCTAACAGTAAAGTTATTCAAGTATTAACTTTAGATAATAAAGATATGTTAAACGCTGATGGTGTTGAAGATGAATCAGTAGGTCAACAATATTTAGAACATCACAATAATTGGCCTGCACAAATGTGGATTCAAACTTCATATAATACATCTGGTAATAAACATAACTCTGGCGATAACTCAAAAGCATTTAGAGGAAACTACGCAGGTATAGGTTATGAATGGGATGAAGATAACAATATCTTTTGGCCTAAAAAACCTTTTTCATCTTGGGTAAAAGATACTACAACTGCATCTTGGAAATCACCAATAGGTGATCCTCCTGCATTAACAGCCGAACAAAAATCACAAAATGAAGCAGATACTCACGGCTGGTATTACGTTTGGAATGTATGCGAGATCACATTGGTCTTGAATATGGTATAGGTTTAGTGAACAAAGAAACGTGGGGTAACACTTATAAACCTGCGGAAACTACAACACCATTACTTAATATTGATCCAGTAGATTTACGTAACTCACCAGATTTTACACTATTGTATGGTGTAAAAGTTAAAGATTGTATGGTCAGAATACATTATGAAGATAATAGACGTAAAGGAAGAAGCTGGGACATACCATTAGAAAATAATAAATTTATAATGTTTCCATCAACTAATATGTATTACTTAACTAATAATCAAAAAGATAGTTTAAATTTTGTGCAAACTATAACTTATGAATATATCTAATTATTATTGGTATTTTAGTGGTGCATTAACACCTAGATTTTGTGACGATGTTATAGCATACGCTAATAAACAAAAAGAAGTGTTAGCTAGAACCGGTGGTTATAACAAAGAAAAATTAACAAAAGAAGATGTTAAGAATATACAACGTAAAAGAAAGTCTGATCTAGTATGGCTTAATGACACTTGGATATATAAAGAATTACATCCATATGTGCACAGAGCAAATGAAATGGCAGGTTGGAATTTTGAGTGGGAAAGATCGGAATCTTGTCAATTTACAAAATATAAATTAAATCAATATTACGATTGGCATTGTGATAGTTGGGATAAACCTTATCAACGAGACGATGTTAACAATCCAGAGCACGGCAGAATTAGAAAATTATCGATGACTTGTCAGTTAACAGATGGATCAGAATACAAAGGTGGTGAATTAGAATTTGATTTTAGAAACTATGATCCACATATGAGAGACGAATCAAAACATAGAATACAATGTAAAGAGATATTACCAAAAGGATCTATTATTGTATTTCCTAGTTTTGTATGGCATAG